AAGACTGGGCAGGTATGGAAAAGAGAATTAAAAATCTTGAGGACGCTGTTGCAGACTTAAAAGCAGATAAAGAAAGTATGTCTGTTGAAACAGAAGAAACTATTGAAGAAGATGAGAAAGTTGAAATGTCTAAAGATATGGTAAACAGTTTAGTTGAAGAAGTTGAAGAACTAAAAGCTAAAATTGTTGAATTAGAAAAAGAACCAGGAACTGAGGGTTTCTCTCACAATCCTGAAAATGATACTAAATCTGAAAAAGCTGATTTAGGTAAAATGTCAATTAATGACAGAGTTAAATATTTAATAAATAATTAAAAAAATGAAAAAAGAAAATAAAAACCAAATTATGAAATTGGCTAACAACAAACGCTATGAGTTTGATATTACTGTAAATGGTGATACATACGCAGGTGTTCACAGTTTGCCATACGTAACTGCTGCATTAAGAAGTCCTGACACAGTTGCTAAAGGATATGTAAGGACTATAGACGGATTAACAAAATCTGCAGTAATTAATAATATTGCTTCTGCAAATCCTATTGTTGCTGCTGCTTGTTCATTCTCAAGTGGTAATGATACTTCTACTTCAGAGCAAGTTTTAACACTTACTGATCTTAAAGTAAATGAAGAAATTTGTAGAGGAACTATTTTTCCTACTTGGATGGGTCAAGGAATGGATAGAAACGGAAACCTACCACAAAACTTTTCTGAGTTTTTACTACAAGTAATTGCTGGGAAAGCTGCTGCTCAATTAGAGATTGGTATATGGCAAGGTTCTTCTCCTTTCGGAACAGGGTTTTTATCTGACGATGGAACACAAGACGAAGCAGGAGCTGATGCTTCAGCTTGTAAAGACTTCTCAGAAGTTGATTTTGCTGATGCTTTAGCTGCAAGTGATATTCTAACTGACATGGCTGCTGTTTACGATAAAGCTGCTTCTGATATTTCTGGTATCTTAACTAAGCCAGGTGTTGGATTCTATATGAATAACAAAACTTACGGTTTTTATATTCAAGCTCTAGCTGCTGCAGGTTCTAATCAAGGACAAATCTCAGGATTAGGTTTTGACGCAAAATCTGATACTGCTACTTACTTTGGCTACCCAATATACAGATGTCCTGGTATGTTTAACGATACTATCCTTTTCACTTATCCTGAAAACTTAGTATTTGGAACTAACCTTGCAACGGACTGGACTGAGGCCCGCCTCGTGCCATCCTATCAATTTGACGGGAGTGATAATGTAAGAGTTGTTATGAACTTTGCGGTAGGAGTACAAACTGCTGTAGCTACTGACGGTGTGTACGGTTCAACTGTTTGGACATAGTAGATAGATAAATTAAGGGGTATGAAATACTACCCCTTTTTTTTAAAGGAATATTAATAATTAAAAACAAATAACAATGGCTTGTATATTAACAAGAGGACGATTAGTAGATTGTAAAGACCAGATAGGTGGTTTAAAAACTATCTTTTTCTGTGCAGGGTATTCTAGTAATATAGGACAGCACGCTACTTTAAATGGTACTGACCCTTTACAAATAGATACTGCTGGTTTTACTGGTTGGTCTGCTTATGGTACTCCAACGGGTTCTACAATGACTTTATTTAAGTATGATTTAAGACCTAATCTATCTTCAATGACTATTAATACTAATAGTGACGCTGCAAATGGAACTACTTTCTTTGAGCAAACATTATCTTTGACTTTACAAAAGCTAACTGTTCAACAAACTAATGAGCTTAAACTAATGTGTTACAATAGAGTACAGATTTTTGTTCAAGATATGAACGATAACGTATTTTTATTAGGCTTTGATAACGGAATGGACGTATCAGGTGGTACTATTGTAACTGGAGCTGCTAAAGGTGATATGACTGGATATACTATAGAATTAAGAGGAGAGGAAGTTAACCCTATGTATTTTATAAAAAAGACTAATGGAAGTGGAACAGACTATCCATTTGACCAATTAGGTGATGCTGATTCTGAATTAACTATTGTATCAGGAACATAATCAATAATCGTTACTCAATATTAAAAGAGGGTTATCTATTTGGTAACCCTTTTTTATTAACTAAACTTTACAATTATTATAATAATATAAAATAACTTTTATATAATATACAAGTTGTGAACAATATTGTTACTTTTATATTTATAATAAATAAGTATTATGGTTTGGAAAATAAAAAAAGATTGGATAGGCAAACAGCCTGCTAATATTAACTACCCTTTAGAAGAATTAACACAAAGACAAATAAACAAATTGAGTGATAGTTTAAGAAAAGCATATTTTGAGCAAGAAGTTTCTAAGCCAAAAAAGAAAGTAAAAATAAAAGAAGTTAAGATAGAAGAAGATTTAGATTTTATAGGGGGTAATAATGAAGAATAAGATTATAGATGAGGAAATAATGAAAGAACTAGAAGAAAAACTTTCTACTGCTAATGCTTATGAAGAAAGATTATTGTTATTAAAAGAATACGCAGATAAAATATACAAAAATGTATAATATTAATTTTGACAATAGTACAGACTCGGCTACATATAAAAGAGTGTATATGTATATTAATTTATCTTCTATTGTTGGTGACCCAACATTAATATCAGGGGGCGGAACAGGGGGTAAATATATTTGGATGCAGTTTAGAGGAAGAAAAACTAACTATCAAAGAATTATACAAGCAGACCCAGATAGTGGCTTTGGAAGTAATCCACAATATATTCATAATGACAGGTATTGGAAAATAAGTTTTGGGGTTTACTATCCTTTAGCTAAATTTATAGAGGGTGGGGCAGAAAACAAAGATATATTATCTACAAAATTATTTGGATATGTAGTTTTGCCTGCAGATGAAACTTATGATATATATTTTTATTATAGCTATAACGCTTCTATACAACCTTATGATACTAAAGGAGATTTAATTTCAGGTGTAAATCCTCTTGGGAAATTAGCAGTTTTAAATGTAAATCAAAGTGCTAGTTTAGTTTATGACGGAGCAGGTGACGGTTGGGAAGTACAAGAACCTGATTCTACCCAGCCTAATGTTTTATACAGGTCTTTTGAAAACAATGATTTGTCTTTTCAATATATGAGTAGCAAAGGAAAGCCAAGAAATAATACTGCAGTAGCCAACTATCAATTATCAGGAGATTTAGACAATAGAGATGCACAATATGGAGTTCAAACTTGGACTCCTGATTATAACGACTAAATATGAAGAAAAAAGATAATATATCAGTAATACATTTAGCAGAATATAATCTGCCTACTATTACAGAAACTAATAATAAAGATTGGATTCAGTTTGGATCAGATAATTTGTACCCTCAATACTTATTAGAACTATACAATGGTAGTAGTATAAATAACGCAATTATAAAGGGTGTTAGCTCTATGATTTACGGAGAGGGATTAGACGCTACTGATAGAGAAGAAAGCGACCATAAAAAAGAGAGTTGGTTAGCTCTTAATGGTTTATTACATAATTCTCCAAAAGATACTTTAAAGTGCCTAGCATTTGATTTAAAGCTATTTGGTATGTGTTATGTTAATGCAATATGGAACAGACCTAGAACAAAGATTATTGAGTTTAGACATATACCTGCTCAATATATGAGAAGTGGTAAATCTGATGCTTATGGTAAAGTTAATGAGTATTATTATTCTGCTGATTGGACTAATACTAGAAAACACAAACCTAGATACTACAGAGCTTTTGATTTAAAAGACAGAACAGACGCTAACCAAGTATTATGTATAAAAGATTATAGTCCTGGTTCTTATTATTATGCTACTCCTGACTATCAAGGTTCTACTAGCTATATTCAGTTAGATATGGAGATTGCTCAATTTCATTTATCTAATATTAAAAGTGGTATGTTTCCTAGTATGGCTATAAACATGGCTAACGGAATACCAACAAGAGAAGAAAGAAGAACAATAGAAAGACAAATAAATGCTAAATTTGGTGGTAGTGGTAATGCAGGTAAAATACTTTTAACTTTCAATGACGGAAAAGATACTGCTCCTGAAATAGTACCAATCAATGCTAATGATAATTCAGACAGCTATCAATTTTTATCACAAGAAACAACTAGAAAAGTTTTAACTGGTCACCGTGTGACGAGTCCACTCCTCTTTGGGGTAAAAGGAGATGGTAGTGGGTTTGGTAACAATGCAGATGAATTAAGAGATTCTTATTCGCTATTTAACAATACAGTTATTAAACCCTTCCAGAATACACTTCTAGGGGGTTTAGAGCCAATATTTCACGCTAACGACATAGACCTTGATTTATACTTTAAAACGCTTAAACCTGCTGATTTCATTGATATTGGTAATGTAGGCAAACTTGATAAAGATGAACAAGAAAAAGAGGGAATAGACACAGAGGATAAAGGAGAGCCAATTAAAAAAGAATTTACTGAATTATCTGATGAACAATTTGATGGAATACTAGACAATTTAGAGGGTCAACAAATAGATAGTGAAGAATGGGAAATAGTAGACGAAAGAGAACAAGGGAATGAGGAAAGTTACGAAGATTGGGCTAATAGATTAATACAAAAGAAAGAGAATTTTGCAGTAAATGAAATTAAATCTAATGAAGATAAATTTAGTTATTTAGACAAATCTATTTATAGAGTTAGGTTTAAGTACGCAGTCGGTTCTAGAAAACCAAAGAAAACAGGAAAATCTAGACCTTTTTGTGAAAATATGATGAGGTTAAGTAGAGGGGGTTTTGTTTATAGAATAGAAGATATAGATAAAGCGTCACAATCAGGAGTTAATAGACAATTAGGACATAAAGGTAAAAAATATGATTTATTTAAGTTTAAAGGTGGGGTTTATTGCAGACATAAATGGAATGAGATATTATATAGACTTAAAAAAGGTACTGAATTAAAAGATGGTCAAAGTTTAGATAATGATTACAACAAAGTAAATAGCATACCTAAAAGTTATGTTAGGAATCCCAAAGGAATTAAAGATAGTAAAATAGCTCCTGTTAATATGCCTAACCAAGGTCATTATCCAGGAGTAAAATAATATAAAATTATGGCAATACAACACACTTTATTTATAAGTACAGATAGATTAAAAAAAGATTCATCTTTGGGTGGTTCAGTAGATGATAATTTATTACTACCATATATACTTATGGCTCAAGATAGATACATACTACCAATATTAGGAACTGATTTAAATGCTAAACTAATATCAGATATTCAAGGTGGTAGTTTAACTGGTAACTATTTAACATTATTACAAACATATATACAACCTGCTTTAGTACAATTTGCGTTTGCTACTGTACTTCCGTTCTTGCGTCTAAGAATGGTAAACAATAGCGTTGTAACAATGTCAAGTGAACAAGGGGGAACAGTAGGTCACGATGAATTAAAACCTCTTATTAACGCTTCTATGGATATGGGAGAGTTTTACAGAGAAAGACTTATAGACTATATACAAAACAATACGTCTAGCTTTCCTGAGTATTCTAGTAATACTGGGGCAGACCTTAATCCTACAACTCAGAATTTTTATGCAGGATTAAATCTTGATGTAGCTCCTATGAGTAATAAAACAAAATCTTTTTTACAAGGAGCAGATATAACTATTTGTTGTTAATATGATTACTAAACAAAAAGTCAAAGAAAGACAAAAAAATATAACTAAATTAAAAACTTATTTAAAAAATGGCAGGACAAAAACTAACAGACAAAACAGCTCTCGCACAGCCAACAGCTAGTGGAGATCAATTTATGGTGGTCGATGTTTCCGATGGTACAGGAAGTGCAGCTGGAACATCAAAAAAGGTGTCAGCAAAATATATAATTCAAACTGACAAAATTAGTTTAAGTAACGCACAAATTATAGCTTTAGATGACGGTGGTAGTGCAGGAGAATTTCAAGTTTTAGTTGCAGCTCCTGGTTCAGGTTATGGAGTTGTGCCTTTACAAGTTACATTAATTTGCACAGGGGCAGGTGGAACAGAAAGCTCTAATAAAAATTTGTATATAGGTTATGATGTA